ACATTACCCCCTTCAATCGTAGTAAAACTCCACCTCTGCCAATCATCTCGATCAGTTTCTCCGCAAAAACACCACATATCATAAAACCAACTAGCAGTTCCATCAGGTGTACTAATAAACAACGCCCACCCCTGTTTATCTGCTAACGCAGGTCTGATAACTTCTGCCCACACATCTTGATCCATAAACGCTGCTTCGTCTAATACCACCCCCGAAAGACTTCTTCCCCTCAACGCCATCGCATTTTCTGTTCCTTTTAACTCGATTGTCGACCCATTAATCAATTCAATCCGTAAATCTGTCTCGTTTTTACTTTTTATCCAGATTTTAGGCACTAATCTCTTTAATTCTTTCCACGCAATGTCTTTTGCCATACGATATGTAGGAGCACAGTAAAAATATGTCTCCCCTGGTCGATTTATCGCTCCACGAATCAATTCAATACAGGATAAATATGATTTTCCAAATCTTCTTCCAGCTACAAGGACACGAAATCGTTTATTGCAGTTAAAAACTTGGCCCTGGGCATATCTAAGACTGATTTCTGGTGCGGTTTTTACAGGCATACACTAAAAAATAACAAATTTTTCAAGTA